TGGACTGTTACTCCCAGCGCTTTAAGCGCTTCTTGTGTTCCGTCCGTGCTGCCAGTATCAGCAACGACAACATAATCAGCATCAGCACAGGCTTTCGCAAAACGTTCCGCATGAAGAATCTCATTCTTTGATATTGCATACACAGCAATCTTCATGGTATAAGTTTATCACATACCGCCAAGCATTAGTATGTCGTAAAGATTGGCTGCGCCTGTAGCACCTGTTGAACCCGTGGACCCAGTTGCTCCCGTATTACCTGTAACGCCAGTTGGTCCTGTCGGGCCAGTAGGCCCTGTCGTTCCAGTCGCACCAACGCTGCCAGTAGCGCCTGTTGCGCCCGTGTTTCCAACAGCCCCATTCGTTCCAGCAGTACCTGTAGCCCCTGTCGCACCCGTGGCTCCATTGGTTCCATTTGAACCAGCAGGTCCAGTTGGTCCAGTTGCGCCTGTAGAACCATTAGTTCCCGCTGTTCCTGTTGCGCCTGTCGGTCCAGTTGCACCTGTAGCGCCATTGGTGCCTGATGTGCCAGTGGCTCCCGTAGGTCCTGTGGCTCCTGTTGCGCCATTGGTTCCTGCTGAGCCAGTTGGGCCTGTAGCCCCAGTTGCTCCGTTAGTTCCTGCGGTTCCTGTGGCACCCGTTGCTCCTGTCGCTCCAGTATTTCCAGTTATTCCAGTTGAGCCTGTGTTACCTATGGCTCCTGTGTTACCTGTATTTCCTGTTGCGCCCGTGTTGCCTGCAACTCCAGTCGGTCCAGTAGGACCAGTGTTGCCAGTAGAACCAGTGGCGCCAGTAGCGCCAGTATTGCCGTTAGCGCCATTTGCACCAGTTGCTCCTGTCGGTCCGAGTTGGGTGTACATAATCTGCTCAACGTGAAGATTCACACTAGGGGATGCAGGGCGAGTTGGTGATGTACCTGCCGATACAGCCAACAATTCCATATAAGTATTTTGTGATGACCAATAGAATTGAATGTAATCGCCAGCATTTACGGTTAATAAATCTTCAATGTTTGCAAGCACTTGGTTATTAACACCAGCAGTTGTAAAGACTGCCGTTGACTCGGTTACGGCTGTGCCGTTAAGTGCATACCAAACGTTAACCTGATAGTTGCTTCCACCGCCTGTGGTAATGAACTGACCTAAAAGGTTTACTGAGTAAGTTCCAGCATAGGCAAAAGTTATTTGACTGCTTGAAACAATACTTACACCGCTTGAACCAGCATTGGTGTTAATTGTAATAAGATTTGCGCTAGTAGCGCCAGCGTTGGTTTGGGTTGTAGTGTCGTAAAAGTTTCCGTAGTAGCCTAAAGCGCCACCTGCGCCTGTAGCACCCGTAGCACCAGTTACCCCAGCGCCAGTATTACCTGTCGCTCCTGTGGCTCCTATAGGCCCTGTAGGGCCTGTAGAACCCGTATTACCAGCACCTGTGTTACCAGTCGCTCCTGTATTGCCCGTAGCGCCTGTATTACCTGTTAATCCAGTAGGGCCTGTAGGGCCTGTTGCACCTGTATTTCCGATAGCTCCTGTCGGACCAGTGTTTCCTTGGGAGCCTGTATTTCCTGTTGCTCCTGTGTTTCCTTGTGCTCCTGTGGCTCCTGTGACACCCTGCGCCCCCGTATTTCCAGTAGCGCCAGTGTTACCTTGTGCGCCAGTATTGCCCTGGGCACCTGTGTTGCCCTGTGCCCCTGTAGGGCCAGTTATTCCTTGGGCACCAGTATTGCCAGTAGAACCTGTATTTCCCTGAGCGCCAGTTGGCCCAGTAGAGCCAGTTACTCCAGTTGACCCTGTGGATCCAGTAGACCCTGTGCTGCCAACAGCACCTGTTGGGCCAGTAACACCTGTGGATCCTGTCGCTCCAGTGACGCCAATTGATCCTGTATTACCTTGGCTTCCAGTAGGTCCAGTTTGGCCAGTGCTACCTGTAGGTCCTGTTGGACCTGTTGATCCAGTTGATCCAATAGAACCCGTGGCTCCTGTATTTCCTTGGCTACCTGTTGATCCAGTTCCGCCAGTTCCGCCTGTAGATCCAATGGCTCCTGTGACACCTGTGTTACCTACCGTTCCTGCGTAGCCCTGTGGGCCTTGTGGACCAATTGGTCCAAGCTCAATGGTTAAAGTTTGTGTTGTGAGAACGTCAAAGACGTTTGTAGTAATTGGGATTTCAATTACGGAAATGCTATCAGGTGTGACTGACATTATTGAGTCACGCTCGCAGCCACTGTAAATGCACCCTGAAGAATCTTGTATGTAACGCCAGCTGTATTATCGGTAAGGTTAAGATCGTACAAGTAGTTGCCAGCTGTAAGGGCTGCTGTATCTGAAGCAGAAAGGTTGAGGTTAACTCGGCCATAGGCTGAGTCAATTGTAATCTTGCCATTGGATGTTGAAAGTTCAACAATGATGCCAGTGTCGGTAGAAGCACGAACCTGCATATCGGCGGTGTAGTTAGACAAAATAACTGGCACTCCGCCAATCTTCCAGACTGGGGCAAGTTGGAATGTGGTGCCTTGGTAAACTGTGATGTTGTATCTACCTGGATTCATCAAGGCTCCTTAGACTGTGGTGATGTTTGCGCCGTAACCAGCGTTAATCAAAATTGTTCTCTCTGGGTCGGTGATGATGTACTCATGCCCGCCGAGGTAGCAGTAATCTGCTGCTTGCGTTTCATCCACGCCTGGAGTTCTTTCACTTTTAACTGTTGTGCCGTATACAAGAATCGTATTGGCACGGGCAATTCTATAACGCCAGAACAATCGCGTGAAGCCTGCTGGGCCTTCTTCCACCGTAGGTGGCTTAAACATGTATGCCATTGTTCTCCTTATTGGGGTTAGCCCCCGCCCGAAAGCGGGGGACTAACACTTACTTCAAACTACGCTGTGTGGATTGAAGATGTTGATTCAATACGAACGAGTGATGGCTCACGGTAACGTGCCCATCCAAGTACGCCGTACCATCCGATTGGACGGAAACGCATCAACTTATCAACGATTGGTCCGAAGATGACATGTGGCTCTTCAGCAACTGCCTCTGCGAGTGCCTGCTTACCAGCAACGAGTGTACGGAATACACGTACGCCACCTGTAGCGTTGACATATGAAGAAGTACCGAAAGTACCTGATGCTGAACCAGCACCTGTACCGTCAGTGAAGTTGGCCATACGTGGAGACTCAACAAACATTGCGCCTTCGTATGTTCCGATTGTGCCTGGCCAGAACTCAGAAGCACCTGTCTCTGAGTACTTGTGGTCGTCACGCCATCCGCCAGCACCAGTCTCAGCACGAAGATCGTGTGAAACTTCTGGGTGGATACCAACCCAGTAGTACTCGCCCTGACGTGGGACAGCCTTGTTAGCACGGAGCTTAGCGACAGCCAAACGGATGTCACGAGACTTGATTACGTCTGTTGAGAGGATTGACTTGTTAGTAGTACCGTTTGTGTATGTACCAGCGAAGGTAGATACTACAGAACCGTTAACTTCTGCAATTGCGTTGATTCCGCCTGTGAGGGTAGAAAGCGCAACTGTGTCAAGTGAGTCAGCCATGTTGAACGCGATGATGTCTGCAATCGCTGGATCAACGTCTGAGAGTGAGAACAATTCAAGCTTACGGGTTGCAAGTGATGCATTTCCGTATTCCTGAAGTGTTACTGAAGCTGTTGTTGTGTTACCAAGTGCAACTGCATCTGGATCAACTTGCTCAGTAAGTGGTGTTGTTGCAGCCGAGAGATCAGTATAGAACTGGAAAACGACTGATGAACCAGGCATAGCCTGCTGTACTGGCTTCTTGTCCGCTACATCGCGAACCATTGGCACAGCACGAAGAGCGAACTCAACATAACGATCATAGGCGGTCTGTACGAGTGAGGTACCGAGCGAGCCAGAGGTCGTATCTGTATATGCGTTAGCCATTGTGTGTCACCTTCTTTCTGTAAAGGTTTGTGCTTGGATGGGTTTTTTATCGTCGGAAACGTTGGCTTGGTGAGCCTGTTAACGCGTTAAGTTCTTCAACTGTCTTTGCCCCAGCAATCTTTGCGGCCAGATCCTGGTCACGAGATGGGGTATTTGCGTTTTGTGTTGCAGCGTCAATGCGCTGATATGCTGCCACGTTTGCTTTGGTTTCTTCTGATGTTGGAGCAGGTTCTTGTCCAGCAATCTGGAATCCGAATACATCGGCGTTCTCTGATAGCCAGGCATCAACTGCTTCAGGCGTTGAAATATCGCCAGGAATAAACTTGGCGACCTTTTCTGGTACGCCTTTATTAGCCAATACTTCTTTGACTGAACGACTACGAAGATCTGACTGAATTTGCGCTAACTGATCAGCCAGTTCCTTCTTTTCTTTCTCTGCTCGCTTTAGGGCTTTGCGGAGATTTGCTGGACCATTATCTGTCTCAGCTGCTTCATTAACGAAGTCATCTTCGTCATCTTCATATTGGTTTGCCATACGGCACTCCCTTTCGTTGATTGAGACGCAGGCCACAAATTCTCACAGGGGAATGAGGTTTGGCTCCCACTACCAGTCTTAATACACGTCATCGGCGCTGGTGGACCGTGACGGATTCTGTTTACTGTAGGCCGCTTGTATCGCTAATGCCTAGGCTGCCTTTACCTGCTCCTGATGAACCTGAGAAGGCGCTGATTTCTTGAGTCTTGAGACGCTCAAGTTCTGCTTGGGCTTGTGCCTGAGTCTGTGTACCAGGCTGACCGAATACTGCGGTCTGTAATTCCTGACCAACATTTCCTGCTGTGCCGTAACCCTGATAACGATTAGCAAGTGCTTGTGTTGCTGGCAATTGCTGAGCGATGTTTTGGAATCCAGTCTGTGCTTGGGCTTGTGTGACACCCGCTGCTGCCAACTGCATTGCATAATCTTGTGTGGTGTTAACACCAGCACGAGCCGCTTCAGCTCCAACTTGTGCTGCCTGAACTTTCTGAGCAACGATGTTTGATGCAGTTGCTGGATCAAGAAGATGGAATACCATATCGCCAGTGCCAAGACCCATTTGATTTAATTGCTGAATAACATAAGGATCTTCTGAATTGACCGCTGTTGTGGCTGCATCAATACGCTGTTGTACTTCTGCTGGAGATACATCTACCGACATCAACTTGCCAATGTAATCATTGTTAATTGCTGTTGTTGGCAACCCTGCGCGAAGCATTACTGCCTTGTACTGTTGCTCAGTGGCAATATATGTTGCTGGGTCAAGGACTGGCAGGCCAGCTTGCTGACGAGCAGTGTTTGCTGAGAATCGTGTCTGCCATGCAGAGGCAAGAGATTTAATTGAAGGGTCTGAGGAATTAACCGCAGATGGGTCTTGAATAACCGCCTTGATGGTGTCTGATGTATAACCTTTTTGCAACAAACCTGTAATGCCAGATGCAATATCTCCGCTTAGGCCATAACCAGTAAGGGTAGATGTAAGTAACTGAAGGGCATTTTGATCTGTTGATGGAGCAGCGTTTGTCGCTCCTGTTGCCGTTGTTGTTGGTGCGGTTTGGGTAGTTGTTCCCATTGCAGCCATTTGGGATGATGCAGCATTGCTGGCATAAAGTTGCCAAGAACCAGTATTGGTTCCGCCAATCCAAATATATTGTGACCCTGCTGGCGCTGTCGGCTGAACAGATTTATTGCGCAGTGGGTCTGTCATTGTTGCAACTGGTGTAGGTGCAGGGGCTGGCGATGCAGGTGTTTCTGTTGCTGGCGCGGGTGTTGCCATTGGCGTTGGATCAGGCGCAGAGGCTGCATAGTTAATAGCGGCTGCTTGATCTGCTGCGCTAACAGTAGGAGTTGGGGTGGCTACTGAACCACCATCAAGAAGATCTGCTCTTAATCTAGCCATTAGTTTGCCAATCCAAAACTCTTGAGGAAATCTAATCCTGTTGACATTAAGCTGTCACGAGCATTATTTGTTTGAAGCCACTTAGGATCCTGACGGAGCAAGTTCTCAAATTGCCAAGTAGGCATAGGCTGGCTTGTACCATCTGGTCCAACGGTAAGCCCTGCCGCTTTTTTAATATAAGGATCTGTAGAAATATCTACAGCGTTTGGGTCAATTTCAAGGATACGAGCCATTGAGTTGATATATGGTGAAACAATGTCTGAAACCTTAAAACCTTTATCAATCTTGTCTGCGTATCCAGACCAATCCAACTTTGCCTGATCTTTAATTTGACCCATGAAGTCATTAACAGTTAATCCACTAGAAGGATTGTTGATGGCGTTTGCGGCATCTTGGTACCAAGAATCAACATGGGCAACACCCATTTGCTGAGCGTAACTTTTGAGAGAATTGATGTTGTCAAGAGCGGTTCCACCAGCGGGGGCAACTGCTGGTCCAGTTGCGCCAGTTGCAAGCGTTCCCGCTGCGCCAGTTATACCTTGTGTTGCACCTGTTGTGGCAGCTGAAACAATCTTGCTTTTAAGAATCTGTTGGTATCCAGCATTGCCAAAAGCGTTTGCATCATATGCTTGGAATAAAGACTTATCGGCAAGATCTTGAATAACAGAATCGCTTAGTGTGCCATATCCCATCTGAGAAGCCAACTGCTTGATCTCGGCAGAACGGTTTTGAATATCAATTGGGTATGTATTATTGATAAACTTGGATGTGGCATACAAAAGACCTTGATCTTTGTTTGCTGCAAACCAATCAGTCTGGCGGAAGTTTTTTTGGAATGATGAAGCGTTG